GGTCACTCCAAAGTCCCATCCACTCGCGTCTGCTTGTGAGACGACAGGTGGTTCAGACTCAGGTTTGTCCTTTCCCATGCGTTTCATGGCGGCTGTCATGTGAGCATGACCGTCATCATGGTGCCCCATTCCTGGACACGAACCAAAATTTTCCACTCCCTCGGAGTGGGTAAGGCCGGCAGCAAAAACTGCGATGTCTCCCTTGTTTTGGAAGTCATGAAAGAATCGGACGACCATCTCGTTGTGGGCGCCCGCGTTCCAAATCATCCTCCACCGATTGACACTGGCCTTCTTGAAGGAATGCATCTCATCCTTGATGAACGCAACTTCCGGCTCAATAGCCCCCATCTCAAACTTTTGCTGAGCTGTGGACTGTTCCGAAAATTCACTCGTCATCAACGTGATGACACACACGGAGTACAACACCCTCATGATGTTGTTCCTTGCAAAAACTCCTCCCCAATACTTCTGCTTAATCTCGCATCCGTCGTAAGTTTTGCTATACGCAGTAGGTTTTGTTCCGTCGACATGACTGACCAATTCCGTGAAATACGCAAGCAATGGCATGTCCTTAAACGGGACTTCCACTTGGCCCTCGGCAAACTTCTCCACATGCTCGGGATCGTAGTCGGCTGTTCTTTCCAACTTGCTACCAAGCTGATGGGTCAAGGACTTCCGCATACCAGCAGCAGTTCTCTGTGCGGGAACATACTTCATGGCAGGGTTACCTTTCTCATCCAAAACTGGATTTCCTTCGTCATCAAACAACATCATGTCGAAATCTTTAAATCGTTGCAAAACGTCACCAGTCACCACGGCAGTCTTGTTGTTGACAGCATTCAGACCAAGATTCATCCCGAGGCCAACGGCTCCAGGAATCGGCTGCTGATTCTTGTTTTCAACAATCGTGTTAGGAAACAGAACGTCTCTCAACTCAGATTCAAAATCGTGATCAATTTGTGCGACTTTCTTAATCTCACTCAACTTTCCGAAGAACTCGGAGATCGTCAGGTTGGCATACGTGTCGTCTTCTGTCATCAACTGGTGCATTAGATTATCCATCAACGCAACGCTGACATCAGTTTCGATCTGGTTACCTACGTAACGCTCTTTGTTCTCCTCCGGCACTTTGCTGTGAAATTTAGGAAGACACGAAGACTTCGTACTCTCCGGATTTCTCTTTGGAAAAATTTTCTTGAGGGGAACGGTGTACTTGGGCGCGGAAATGATCTCATCAAGCCACTCGCACACTTTGTTCATACAGCCCATTGCTGTCTCCAACTTCAAACACAGGCCACTAAGGCCACTCGACTTGGGGATAACGGGTCCAATAGACACGGAATGTGCATGAACTGTCGCCTTAGGCGGTTGTTCTTCACACTCGGGATCTGCAAAACTCGTCTTCTTCAAACCAGGAGGCGAAAGACACTTAGCAATCGTCTCGTAGAAATCACTCACCTTGTCTGGGTGAAACTTTCGATCGTTCCAACCTCCACAATGCAAATGATGGTCATAATGATAACCAACGAGCTGCTCAGCTTGCCACTGAAAAGACTTCCAGTCAACTGTAGCATCTCCCTCGAAACTTGCACCACTGACGCTTTGAAAATAGACGTCACATCCTGTTTCTCCTTTGATCAACTCAGCCATCTCGACAACGTCACCAAGGTTCTTCTTCCAAGTTGAATCACCCGTGATTCCGAAAGAGAGTGGACGACCGTTTGCAATGTTAGGGATCACTTCACACAGGTGTTCGAAGATCACATCACGAGTTGGATGTGCTTCTGAACCTATGAGAAACTCAACCTTGTTGGCGTATTTCGACATCTCGGCGTCATACTGACGACTCAAGACACTCTTCCACGGACCTTGGTCCAATTGGATGAACGACTTGTTCAAAATGCGTACTGGCGCCTTCTTGGTTAATTGGCAACCCTCTGC